CGGGCGACGCGAAGGTCTATAACTACTTCGACTTCGAGTCCTTCCTCGAAGCCTCGTTGTCGGGCGGCGGCGGAAAGGCTATCCTGAACCACGTCCGCGCGAACAGTTCCGAGTTCCGCGCGGCGATGGAAGGATAAGCCGTGGCGATCTTCGCGAACTTCAAGGTTAATTGGGGCGAGAAGGTCACTGAACGCTTCAGCTTCAAGACCAACATCTTCAGTTCGGGGTCAGGCCGGGAGGTCCGCGAGGCCCGCCGGATCGCCCCGGACTGGCAGATCACCTTCACGACGGTATTCCTGCGTGATGACCACCGAAAGCTGGCGTCGCTGATGACCGGCTTTCGCGAGGAGGAGGTCATCTTCCCCGTGCCCACCGTGCATTGCCGCACGACCGGCTTCTGGAATCTGGGGCATGACTTCGTGCGGCTCACTGAAGACGTGCGCCCGGCATGGATCGACGTGGACGAGTTCGTGATGATCGACGACCGCTTCTACCGGGTGGATCGCCTCGGGCCGAACGGCTTCTGGGTGGAGCGGATTGACGGTGGTGCGGAGGATTCGGTTTTCCCCGGCCCGCCCGACCGCACGGCAGATACGCCGCCCGGCACGAAGATCACCTTCGCGACGTGGGGCCGGTTCTCCTCGCAACTCGACGTCGAGTTCCAGACCTCGCGTGTCGGCACCTGCGAGATCACCCTGCACCCGCGCCCGCGCGGCGCGGTGCCCTATGCCGCATCCGAGCACGAGTTCGCCCGCTACAGCGCGATCGACCGCTTCGACTTCCGGGTGAATTGGGCCGATACCGTCGAGACGCGCTACGACCAGCAGCGCGAGGAATACCGGGCCGAGACGGGGCCGGTGTCCTACTTCTGGAAGGCGGTGCCCACGGCGCGCTACTGGACGACCCCGCACACCGCGAAGACGCTGGCCGAGGCCCGCCGGATGATCGCGTTCTTCGTGGCGCAACGCGGCAGGGCGAAGACGTTCTTCTACCCGGCGGTGGCGTCCGAGCTTCGCCCGAACAACGGCATCGAGAAGAACGCTTCCGAGATCCCGCTCGTCGGCGAAGACCTCGCGATCGAGGCCGAGTTCAACCTGTCACCGCAGTTCCTTCTGATCGAGACGCTTGAGCGGAAGCAGTATTTCCGGGTGCTGACCGGCGTGTATCGCCAGCACGGACACACCGTCGCTCAGCTTCAGGCCCCGATCCCCGAGGCGCTGAAGATGCGCGAGATGCCGTCGATCCGTGCGCTCTACCAAAGCCGGTTCGCGGATGACATGCTGGAAGTCGAGTGGCTGACCGATACCGTGGCGCAGATCGAGATGAAGGTGCGCTCGATCGACTACGTGGAGGGCGAGGTCGCCCTTCTCACTTCCGAGAACGACTTCGGAATCATCACCGAAAGCTCGGGCAGCCCCGAGCACCTGACGACGCAGGAAGGCGGCGGAAATGGCTTCTGAACCCTATGCCCAATCCCGTGACCGGGGCCTTGCGGTCCGGCGCTACGAGTTCCGCTACGGTCCGAACGTGGGCGACTACTTCGCCTATACGGACTCGCCTGTCTCGACCCCCGCCGTGACAGGCGGGCGGCACCGCGTCTATTTCAGCCTCGACCGATCGGCCCCCATGGGCAGCCGGAGTCGCTTCGATCTGGCGCGGAACGCCCTGATCTACGCGCTCGAAAAGATGCGGGACGACGTGCAGGCCAACGGCACGACCTACGATGTCGTCGTGTCGCAGTTCTCCTCGACCGAGGGCCGCATCGTCCGGTTCGACGCCGGGGTGAGCGGCATCAACGACTGCATCTCGTGGGTCGAAGGGCTGTCGGTCACGACCGCGACGGCGAACTACGCGCAGGCGGTGCAGCACGCGGTCGGATGGTTCGCGGACGCCGGGTCGGATGCCGTCTTCCGAAACTGGATCTTTCTGACGCACGGGGAATGTGACGAGTCGCGGCTGCCCTACACGAAGCAGTTTGTCGCGCCGCTCGTGAACCACAAGGGGTCCGAGGAGAACGGCTTCATCTCGACCGACATCTACCCGGTGCTCGTGGGCAGCCGGGACTCGCGCAACATTCGGTTCTTGCAGAACACGCCGCATTTCCCGATCGACGTGATCGAGACGGGGATCTCGACGCAAGTGTGGCGGCGTGTCGGCGCGGTGCAGCGCGCGGCTTTCGCCTACGAGTCGCTGCCGATCAGCATGGCCGACATCAAGACGAACGGCTCGCCCGAGGAGAAGAACGAAGTCGCGATCACCGTGCCGAAGTCCTGCGGGCTGGCCGAATACTATCGCACGCAGCGCATCCAGCGCCCGATGCAGTTGACCGTCTATGAAGGGCAGGCCGACGACCCGGAGCAGGAGTTCCGGCCGATCTGGGCGGGCCGCATCATGGCTGCCAAGCGCAAGGTCATGGGCAACACGGTCGAGCTTACGGCGCGGCCCATGTCCGGCGCGTTCAAACGGACCGGGCTGCGGCGCAACTACCAGTATGGGTGCCCGCACACCCTCTACGGCGCGCAATGCGGGGCCAGCGCCAGCGCGGCGACCGTGAACTTCCAGCCCACCCTGTCGAATTGGGATCGCTCGCGGAAGATCCTGACCATCCCGAACGGCCTTCTCGGGTCGAACCCGTCCCGGTATGCGGGCGGCACCGTCCACTGGACCTACAACGGCAACACGATCTACCGGAACATCATCGAAGCGAAGAACGGGGCGCTGTTGCTGGACGGCCCGGTCGGCGAGGCCCACAGCGCCAGCCGCATCTACGTCACGCTGGGTTGCGCCCACACCGCCGCCTTCTGCCGGAACCACCACGTCTCGGCGAAGACCGGCGAACCGAACATCGTGAACTACGGCGGGTGCGACAAGATCCCGACAACGAACCCCTTCCGCACCACGTCCAACTTCTACTAGGAGAGCACCATGGACCCCGTATCTTGGTTTGCGATGTTCGTCATCTCGGTGGCGGTCAGCTACGTCAGCTACCTCATTATGCCGAAGCCCCCGCAGCAGGAACCGCCTGAGACGCGGGATCTCGATGCACCTGAAGCGGACCCGTCAATGCCGATCCCGGTCGTGTTCGGGACGATGCGCGTGAAGGGGCTGAACACGCTGGGCTACGCCAACCTCGCGAAGCGGGAGTTTGAGGTCGAGCAATGAGCGATCGCCTGACCATTAACGACTTCCGGCGCGCGGGGCTTTGCCCGGCGGGCGTCCGGTCCGGGTTCACTGAACGCGGGCTGGACTTCAGGAAGTTCTGCGCCGAAGGTATGCCTCTTGACGAGGCACGGCGGCACCTGCCAGACGCCTACCTTGCGAGGGCAATCGAACACGCCGAAGGAAGGGAAGACTGATGGGTGGGCAAAGCACCGAAAGCTCGATCCGGGTTACGAACTACCACCTCGACATGCTGCTCGGAGTCTGCTGGGGTCCGGTCACGCTGCTGCGCGAGGTCTGGTTCGGCGAGAAGCGCCTGTTCGGAACGAACGTGGGCGAGGGCCGATCCTTCAACATCTACGAGCCGGATCTTTTCGGCGGGCAGAACCACGAGGGCGGTGCGCAAGGCGCGGTCTGGTTCCTGCCCGGCGGTCGCGAGCAGCTTCTCCCGACGCCGATCGCTGACATGCTTTACAACCGCCCGCCGGACGATTGCCCCGGCTACCGGAACATCTGCTGCATCGCCCTGACGAAGCAGTCCGAGGGCGAGCCGGGTTACTTCAACGCCGGGTCCGAACACCTGCACTACCGGGACGGGGAGACGCCCGACGAGGGCGAGTATGGGGGCTGGGCCGGGAACGATAGCAACGAACCGGCGTTCATCGTCGGGTCGAACAACCCCTATTTGAAGACCTTCTGGGTCGAGGTCACGCGAGCGTCCGACCAGTTCTTCGCCGAGCGCGCCCTGATCTATCGGACGGCAGCCGACCGGACTGCCTACGAGCGGGGCGACGACCTCACGACGATCCTCGGGAAGCCGGACTCCAACCTCGTGCATGTGCTTTTCGAGGCGCTGACGAACGACGAGTGGGGCTGCGGCATCCCGTTCTTCGCCTTCGACTTCGACTCGTGGAAGGCGGCGGCGCAGACGGCCTACGACGAGCTTCTGGGCGGCAGCTTCCTCTGGACGAAGCCGATGACCGGCGAGAAGTTCTCGCAGATGGTGGCCGACCACCTCCGCGCGATGATCTTCCCTGACACCGAGACGGGGCTGATCTCGATCAAGCTGATCCGGCCCGACTATGACGAGGCGACGCTGCCCGTCTTCACGGCTGAGAACTCGCGCCTGACCGAACTGTCGGTCAAGGACATGTCCGAGGTGGTCAACGAGGTCATGGTCGAATGGACGAACCCGGACACCTACGAGACGGAATCCGTGCAGGTGCAGGACCTCGCCAGCATCGCGGATCTCGGCGAGCGGATCACCGAGAAGCACACCTATTCCTTCTTCAACCGGGTCGATCTGGCGTGGGACGCGGCCAGTCGGGACGTGCTCACGAAGACCGCCCCGACTCGGACCATGGAGATCGAACTGCCGCCCTCGTCTGAGCGCCGCAAGCCCGGCGACGTGGTGCGCGTGCAGTTCCCCGAGGAGGGCGCAGACGACATCGTGGCGCGCGTCATGCGGGTCAAGACGGGCAACCCTGCCGGGCGGATGCAGACGCTCACCCTGCTCGAAGACGTGCTCGCGCAGGTGGCCGTGATCGGGCAGGAGGTATCTGGCGCGTCGGGCACGCCCGCGAGCTACAAGCCGTTGCCGCCGTCGCACGTCAACCCGTTCGCCCTGCCCTACTACCTGATCGGCAAGGCGGGCATCCGGCGCTACCGCGAAGGCGAGGAATACGTCGGGATCTTGGCGGCGGCGCAGCAGACCGGGGCCTATGCGTTCAAGGTCAGTAGCAACTGGATCAACAACGTCGGCAACAACAAATACGGTCAGGTCGCGGAGATCGGGATCAGCCGCCGGGGCACCATGGCCGAGGCCCTTTCGGCGGAAGGGACCAGCGTGAACGTCTCGATCGACCTGACCGGCTACGGCCCGTCACCCGAGGTCGGCGACTACCTGTTCATCGGCGACCAGCCCGCGAACGCGGAGATCGCGCTGATCGAGGACATGACGACGAACGGCCTGCGGCTGCGGCGGGGCATCATGGACACGGTGCCGGTGCCCCATACGAACGGCACGACGGTCTGGCTCGTGGCGCAGGGCACGCGGCTGCACGATCCGCGCGAGCGGGCGCAGGGGGAATCCCCGACCTATGACCTTCAGACCATGACGTTCAACGGGACGCTCCCGGTCAGGGATAAAGTCAGCCGCACGCTGAACGTCCCGAGCCGGGCTGAAGCGCCGCTGCGCCCGGCCAACGTGCGGATCGAGGGGTCGCCGCAGGGCGGCGCGAACAGCCCGATCGCCGTGCCGCGAAACTTCCGCGTAACGTGGAGCAACCGGAACCGCCTGACCGAAGACAACGTGCTGCTCGGCTGGCACGAAGGCGCGGTCAGCCTTGAGCCGGGCGCGACGATCACCGTTCGGGTGGACAATGCGGCGGGGCAGTTTCAGTTCAACCGGAAGGAACTGACCGGCGGGCACGTCGATCTGGACATGAGCGGCTATCCCGCAGGGACCTATACGGTTAGGGTTTGGTCCGAGCGCGACGGGCTGGACTCTTTCAAAGAGATCGAGCGCGTGATAACCATTTCCTAATCTCTGAAGGAGCTACCGGGTCATGCCTGAACCTACGGTCCGCATCACGAACCTTCCGGCCCGGTCCACGGTGGACCCGGCTTCCCTCGTCGCCGTTGTGGACCTCACGACCAACGAGACGGTGCGCCTGTCGCTGTCCCGGCTGGCGGAAATCCTCGGCCTCGCGGACGAGGACATGATCGCGCAGCTTCAGTCCGCAGCGGATGCTGCCGTGGTCGCGGCGGCGCGCGCTGAACAGGGCATCGAAGACATGCAGGACGGCGTGGCCGAGTTCGACGGCTACGCGCTGCTCACCGACTCGCTGGGCAACGTGCTGCTGCGCGCGACCCCGGACGGCCTCGACTTCATCCCGTCCGAGAACGTCGCGGAGCGGCTGTCCGAACTGATCGGCAACACGATCTCCACGATCGACGGCGACGCCATGTTCCTCGACGCGAACGGCAACGTCATCATGTCCATGCGCCGGTCCGGCCTCGACTTCGTGCCGTCCGACGAGCTTCTGCTGCGGCTCGGGGCCAGCGGCGACGCGCCCGGTGCGATCTACCAGCGGCAGGACAGCGACTCGCGCCCGAGCGTCGGTTATCTCACGGGGCGCGGGCAGGTCGAGGAGCGCGTCACCACGGCGGGTCGGACCCTGCTGCGCGGCACGGCGTCGGACGTGAACGTCACGGTGGATCTCGTCACGGTCAACGGGCAGTCGCTCTCCGTGGGCGATCACTTCAACGACCAGTCGAATATCCCGACCATGACGGACGACGATGACGTGTTCGTGGTGGACGGCATCATGGATCTCGCGAACGCGGTGACGGCGCGCGGCTGGCTGTCCCGGCGCTACGATGAAACGGCGTCGTCTGCGCGCGGCTCGGGCACCGGCCTGCGGCCCTTCCTGCTCGGCTACGGCGGCGGGCGCGGCCCGATCGCCACGGCGGCGCTGGGGGCCTGCGGCGCGCTGAACCACCACCGGCGGAAGACCGGCGCGCTGCTGTCGTCGGTCGTGACGGTCTGCCACGGCTACAACGGCGTCTCGATCGAGAACATGGACAACCGGGCCAACACCGGGAACGGGGAAACGACGGTCTGGGACAACCTCGTCTATTGGTATGACAAGGCCAAGGAAGCCCTCGACAACATCGGCGTGGGCTACCGCGTGCCGTGGCATGTCCTCGTCCACGGCACGAGCGCCAAGAGCGATTCCAGCCCGAGCTACTACAACGCCGTGCTGTCCTACATGTCGGCCTTCAGGACGCACCTGAACAGCCGGGGCCTCTTTGGCGACCAGCGGCTTATCCTCACGCAGTCGAGCGGCGACTCGGATACGTCGAGCAGCGGCGAGGATTGGGACGTGAAGCGCGACCAGTTGCGGTTGGCGCAGGAGGGCTACGCGGTGCTCGCCGGGCCGCTCTACCCCTTCCCGATTGACGACGGCAACGTCCACCCGAACGGCGAGACGACCATGCTGTTCGGCGAGATGATCGCCCGCGCCATGGCCGAGGAGGACGCCGGGCGAGCGTGGACGACGCTCGGCCCGGTCCAGTGGCACACCTATGAAGACGGCTGGGAATGGGTGGCGATCATCACGCTCGACACGCGGCCCGGTGAGGCGCTGCGCACCGAACCCGGCTCGCGGTATCCCGGCGGCGCGGTCCCGAACCTCGGCTTCGAGGCAGACGGTGCGTCGATCGTGGAGAACCCGACCGTCTCTGGCAACCGCGTGACCCTGCGGCTGGACGGCCCGCCCACCCGCATCCGCTACGCCTTGCAGTCGCAGGACGTGCGGTCGATCAATGACGGCTACGTCGCGCACCGGGGGCTTGTGCGGACGAACTATAGCTGGAAGACGAAGTGGCAGAACACCACGCTCTACCGTTGGGTCCCGAGCTTCGAGATCGAGTTCCCGCCTCAGATGATGACTCCGCAGTAAGGACCAGCCATGCCCATCACCTTCGACTTCGCCATGACGCCCGGCGTCGGCAACCTCGGCCCGATGCAGACCGTATCGTCGCTGATCGCGTCGCTCCCGAACTACAACAGCTTCTTCGTGGCCGACGACGCCCCGCCGGGCCGGATCTCGGAATGGCCATCCATCGCGGGCAGCAGCGCCATTTTCTCCCAAGGCAACGACGCCCTTCAGCCGATGCGCAACACGCGCGACGGTCGCCTCGTGGTGGACTTCGACGGCGCGCAGGCCATGTCCCTGAACGGGCTGACCATCGGCACGCCTTCGAGCTACACGATCGGCGTTCGGTTCTTCCAGAAGGACTATCAGAACGACGCGCAGGTGCTTTTCGGCTATGACCTGTCCTCGCCCACCTACCGCCTCATGTCGCGCTTCGCGAACGCGGACCACTTCTTCAGGATGGACTCCGACATCGACATCTCTGCCGAGGTGCCGGACGTCGACGGCTGGCACACCGCGATCATCTGTCAGGGTGGCGGGCAGATGAAGCTGTCGATCGACGGAACGCCGTTTCAGTCCGTGTCGCGACCGAACGCCAACCTGCCGAGCTTCCACCTCGGGAACGGGCGCGGCGGCGCGGGATCGGGGCATCTGGACATTCGTGCGGTTTCGCTCCATCGG